AGAGTCTATAGTTCCTGGTGAGTTAAGCACCATGATACCATGTTTTAATGCTAATCCACTTCTTGATCTAATTTGTAACTCATATCCTGGAGAAAATGATGTATAGAGTCCGGTAGGTATTAATACCCTACCACCACTAAATACAATTAAAGTTTTTCTTTCATCATCAAACGCAGCTCCCCACATTAAATCTTCATTCAAGCCATTTGAAAAACTAGCTCTAAGATCCATCCCTGAATCTCCTGGTTTTGCATAAGTAGGTAAAGGATTGTTTGATGAGTTGATTATATTTACTTTCATTTATTATAATTTTAATTTTTAATTTAAATCTAGTAATCTAATTATTTCTTTATTCCAATCAGGTTTTGATTCAGACCAGATTGTTGCAAATTCTTTTAAATTTTCATCTTCAAAAACTAAAAGTGGCACATTTTTAGTTCCATATTTAGTCATAGTAGGAATTGCTTTTTTCTTTTCTTTATAAATATCTAGGTTATACTTTTCTACAATTACCCTTTTATCTAAATTATTTATAATATCAATTATAAATTTACAATCATTATTATAATATATTTTAATTATTTTCAATTTTCTGATATATTTGGAAAATCTTCTACAAAGTCATTAAATATGTTATCTAAAAGATCATATGGAGATGAAATTTCATCTAACTCAAGTTTTGATAAATATCTTTTTTTTTGATTATGCATCCATTCAAACAAACTATAAAGAATTTTATCTGAATTTGCAATTAATAAAAGTTTATCAGATTCTTCGTCAGATAATTCAATTGTTGTTTTCATTTTAATTAGATTCAAATAAATAATAATCTTTATAAATAATAGGATCAAATCCATAGCCAATAAAATCACTTAAATTATTAGAAGCATACTCATGAATTTCATCGTGATCTATTGAGCAAGTAATAAAATTAAAATCATATGAGTTTCTCATATTGTATATAGTGTCTTCGGCATCCTGTGTAATACTTTCTTCATAATTTTCTATTTGTTCATCTAATTCTTCTTTAGAATAAATAGTTATGTATCCTATAGGAGTATCAAATTCATTATCAGTTACAATTGATACTTCTTCTGCATCTGCACGAAGATATTCAATAATTATTTTTAATTTTTTATCTACTTCTGTTTCTTCTGTATTATTGTTTAGATTTTTTTCCATTAATTTAAATTTAAAACGTTGAGTAATTCACCTATTAATATTGTCTTTTCAGGCTTATTTAAAAGATCTCTTTTATCGGAAGTTATAATCTGAGTAAAGCTATTATAAATATCAAACATACTTGGATCAAAACCTTCTGGAATATAATATTCACTTTCTTGATCAATAAATAATTGTTTATATGCATCTATTGGAGTAGAAGAAGATATTTTAACTTTACCAAAACCATAGTCTTGAAAATTTCTTAATGAATAATCAACCCATTCTCCTAAGTATTCTTTTCTTTTATTTCTATCTATAAACGTTTCTTTTAAAGACTTTATTTGATTTTCAAAGTTATTAGTCTGTTCAAGTAGAGATTTAATTGGATTGTAATTTAAAGGTTCTCCTGGAATTAGTTCTTGTATGTTTATCCATTGAGGATTAAACACTGTTAGATTTGTACAAGCTTGATTTAGGTAACCTCTATAAATTTTTGCAACAGGTTTTTTTACATCAATACCATAAAGAAATCCAACAACTTCATCATGAGATAAAATAGAGGCTTCTTTTGGCATAACTGCCTGAATTAAAACTCTAGAATATATTTTATTTGCATTATCATTTAAAACAGATAATGTATCTGCTTCTTTAATTTGAATTCTAAAATCATTTGTATATTTAGACATTCTTTCTAAAAAAGGTTCAGCATATTGTTTAGCTGAACTAAATTCTTTATTTTTTATAAGACATGGGAAGCCTTCATATAATTCTTTTACGGTTATTTCCATACATTTATTTCTTTTATTAAATACTTTAATTCTTTTGGATGATCTTTTGCCTCTGTATTTTCTATTAAATCTTTATATTTAGACAAATCAAAGTTTAATAAGTTTAGATCTATGCAATCTAATATCTCTGAATAATAGTAAGTATCTATTTGATTAATTGATCCTTTGTTATAATATGGACTATTATATTTAAAATATCATAGGGGTAAGTAGTTATCATAAAGAAGATTAATACCTAAGGATTTTCCCCAATATTTATTCATATATTTAGTATAGTGTTGTATAAGAAAGGGTATTTTTATTTAAAATAATCATCTGTCTTTTTCCAGATTTCGATAGTGTACATGATGCATATGCCCATCCTGATAGTCCATCATTATATTCATGATTTAAATTACAAGATACACCTACTTGATAACATCCATTCATAATTTGAGGAGAATGACCATGTCCTATAATCATTTTAGTAGCAAGTCGAGAAAAAGATTGCACACTTCCTTTAGAACCATTTGGTCCTTTATGACCATGTATTGCTAGTTCAACATTGTTTCTTATAAAAGAATCATTAGTATTCAAGGCAATAATTTTTTTAAAGGAAGATTTTATATAATAAGGAATAATTCCATTAGGAGCTAATCCAGATAAAGTTAGGTGTAACATTTTAACAAAGATTTCTGCATTTTTTAAATTATTACGCCAATCATTTAAAACTAAGGCTCTATCTAGCATATCATCATGATTAGAAGCTACTACAATAGTTTTTTCCATATTTTGTTCAAACCAATCTAATTCAATAAACATTTTTTTTAACTCATCTTCTAGATTGTCTTCTCCACTCTTCATCAGTTTATGTTGAATAATAGGATTAGTGACGTTATGAACATTAATTGATTTAGAATCCCATACATCATGTAAAACAGATACTTTTATTTGCAAATCTTTGCATAATTTCCTAAAGGCATTAGTAACATTATAATTTTGTTGAGCAACATGTAGATCTCCCCAAACTAAGCAATCTACACCTTCTTTTGTAATTTTTGAATTTTTTACTTTATATATTAAATCATTAAAGTTACCATCCTCATCAGCTTCAACATTTCTAATATGTACTACATCATCACTTTCTATTTCAATAATAAGAAATCCAAAAGAATGGTGTTCTGCTGCTTTTCCACCTGCTACAGTATCAGTAAAGTTTGGTATTGTTACAGAACCAGTAGAGTATATAAATTTTTGATTTTGATCTGGAAGAGTAGGAACTGTTTTTAAGGCTATACGAGGAGAACCTACGATACAACAAGCTTGTCCTCCAAATACTTCTACTCCATTAAGAGGTCTAGAAGAGGTTGCTTGTATTTTTAAATCAGCTAATAATAGTACATTTTTATGTAAGTATTGTCTATTTGCTGTTAAATATTTATGTATTCTTTCATCCCAAACATCTCCTTCTTCTTTCCATAAAGAAGTAGGATTTTTATATCTAGTAGCAATAATTCCAATTTCAGCATCTATAAATTTGGCATATTTTTCTATATTTCTAATAAAAGATAAATTTACAGGACTTGCTGTTTGAGCACTAGATATTATATATCTTTTTTTTACTTTTAAAGTATGTGATTTTGCTGCGGAAAATTGAGAGTTAAATATAGACATGCCTAGAAAATCTAACATGTCTTTTATTTCTTCTGAAGTTTTATTAAAATAGTCTGTTAAAACATCTAATTTTTCATCTAGATTAATTGTGTTATTATTGCAAATTCTCTTTATATATTTTTTATCTTCTTTAGATATATTATATTTATTTTCTTCAGATAAGTTACTTGTGTCTTGAACCATTTATATTATTGTTTTATTAACTGCTAAGTCTGTATTATAAATAAAAAAAAAGGTTGGCAATATAATTACCAACCTTTAGACAAGTACCTTAAATACTATTCTTGTACATAAAATACAAATTTTCCAATCTTTGCAGATTTAGAAGGACTATACAATGCATAACCTGCATATTTTTGACCTCCAACAACTTCTTTTACAATTTCTACTACATAAGAAGTTTTATTTTCTTCAACTAATTTTTTTGCAAGATTAAAAGCATCTTCTTTTTTTGTTGCACGTCCTGCAACAATACCTGTTGTTTTTACTTTTACATCAGGAATGTTAACTTCTTTTTCTTTAGTTGATTTTTCACCCGTTTCTTTATCAATAACTTCAACTTCTACTGTCTCAGTGTGATAAGGAACTTCAACTTCAACTACTGAAGTGTCTCCAGTTTCAGGATCAATAATAGTTTTCTTTTCAGTGTGATATTTAACTACTAATTCAGCCTCTTTAATTTGATAAACTGTACTTGTTTTTCTTTTTCCAATAGTAGTTTCATTAATAACACTATAAGGTCTTTTACGAGTATCATCAGAAGCAGCATCAACTATAATATAAGCACCTTGTGCTTTTTTACCTTTCATATACTCTTCAAAAAACTGATTAATACCTTTTGTAGATACTGGAGAACCAGATTTTTTCCACATTGCTGTAGCATTAACTAGTTTATCTAATTTGACATCTAGTCCTGTTGATTCTAACGCCTTTTCTTTATTGTAACCTTGGGCTTCTACTGTTTTCATAAATTCATAATCATTTTAAAATTTTAAATAAAATATCTATTAGTTGTTATCTTTAAGTACAAAGATAATATAAATATTAATATTATCAAAGTAAAATCTGTTAAAAATATATTTTTTTTAATTATTTTGTAAAAAATATAAAAGAGTAAATTATCCTATTCCTAACTTATATTTTGGTACTTTTGATTCTATATAGTTAACCTTCTTTTTAGGATTTAAAATTTTCTCAAGAGATTCTTCTAAACTATATTCTAGTAAATAAATACATATATAAAGTTCTTTTAATTCTGCTAAAGATAGTCCTTCTGATTTATCTACTAAAGTAGTTATATCAGATTCAGGAATGTTTTTATATTTAAAAAACTCCCTTCTTATTATAGCATTAGGGTTATTTACTTCAATAATTAAATCAATTCTACTAGCCCTTAATAAGGTGTCTGGAATATTTTCTGTATTGTTTGATGTAGCTATTAATATGTGATGATTAATCTGGCTTTTTCCATCTAGGAAATCAAGTAAGTCAGGTTCAACAGACTCATATTTATCTAAATCTTCTAGAATTGTAATAACAGGAGTATTAGGTTGAATTTTTCTAAAATAGTTTTTAATGAAATCAATATGATATTCTAGATTATTTATACTTTTTATTACAAAGACTACACCTCCTTGAGCAATTATTTCATTTGATAATATTGAAATAATTGAACTCTTACCTGTTCCTGAAGGACCTGCTAGTAATACGCCTCTTTTATGTACTAAATTAGCTTCTTTATAAGTATCAGCTTTAGTCCAAAATAAGTTTATTTCTTCTAATAATTTATTTACTATAGAATCAGAAAAAATAAATAACTCATCTGATTTAATCTTAAATCGTTTTACAAAAAATCCAAGTTCTCTAGAAAATCCTACTGTATACATTCCAGGATTTAACTGTTTATACTCTTTAATATCAGTTGAAGGTGTAATAACATCACCATTTTGTATCCATAGAGATACAGGTTTACTTTCTTCTCTTTCGGAATTTATTTCTAAAAAGTCTTCTTCATCAGGATCAAAAGGAAGAACAGTCAGATAATCAGTAATTCTATTTAGAGTAGGTTCAATTTTATTCATTTTATTAATTTTATATTAAAAAGGTGTCCAAGAGGACAATAATTCTTTTATTTTTTGTGTAATTTCTTTAGACGTATGTAATCCACAATTACTAAACTCTGTACAGCCATAGGACAAATCTTCAACTAAGATTGAAAGATTTTCTAAAAATTGATAATATGCAGAATTATCTTTTGTTGAATTAGTTATTTTTAGTAATAAATCTAAAGTTGTTGTATTTGGAAATTTTAAATTTACTTTCTGATGTGTTAATGCAATTAAAGATATTAATATTACTTTATCATTTAGATTTAAAGAATTAAGTCTTCCTAAAGAAAATATATTAAAAATATCCTTTTTTTCATTATAACTCATATTATTAATAATATCTATTGTTTTTCCAACACTACTTGATATATTAACTTTATCCATAATTAAATCGTGATTTTTGCAACTTCAATAATCAATTTTTTAAACTCAATTAATCCAGATTTTAAATACTTATTTGATATAGGTATAATTTTACTTGTATAGTTTGGAATAGTTTCTACTAAAATAATGTTACAACTAGTTTTACATTTAATATTTTTTTCTGATAATAACCATGCATTTACAAGAAATAAATATACTGCTAATTGTCTATAATAACAATATTTTTGAAAAGAACCATCATACCAAATTTTAGAATTATCTGATTGTTTACTATATCCTCCCATAAAAAAATAAGCAGGTTTACCAGAGGTCTTTAAATCATTAAGTACTAATTTATTAGTTTCATAATCAACTGTAAAATTATCTAATTTTGCCTTGAATTTAAGTCTTTTTACTTTATTATCAATTGTTACATCAAGATCAACAAAAATAGCATATTCATTGTATATTTCTACTGAATTAAAAATAGATTTTGGATAAAGTAAATTAAAAACATCTTTATTACTGTTTAAGGATTCTGTACAACTAGTAAATTTATTATAAACAGAATTGGATAAATACAGTGTTTGAATACTTTGATCTTCTTTTTCATGCATTCTACCTATATAAAAAGGTAAGCCTTGTTTAATTGCTTTTCTTAATTTATTTGTAGTTAGTTTATTATTGTAATAATTAGTGCAGTTAGAAGCATATTCTATAGACTTATTAATATTATATCCTTTTTTTCTATAATTAAAAACTTCTTCAATAAAAAAACCAAGTTTAGCACTTGGTTTTCTTAAATCACTTATTTTAAATAAGCCTGGTTGTAATAAATGTGTATGAACTGCTGTTCCTAAATCTAAAGAATCACTTAAATCACTTGTAAAGCAATGATTTAAATATTTAAAAGGAGATCCCCCTTGAGAAGGATTAATTAAATTAAGTTTAGAATTAGATATATAATCTTTGTATTGTTCTCCAAAATATTCTTTATCACTTATTTTAACTAGTTTAATACTTTCTCTAACTATCTCAACTTTCTCCATAAATATAGTATATTATTAATGTTTAATGTATATATTCTAAATGGAGTTTTTATATGTTGATTATGTGGAGCATCCATTAATAGGCAAAATATGCCAGCTTTATTAAGTTCTTTGAAAGTTTTTACCTTGTCATCTATAAATAGATCACACTTTAAAGACTTTAATATATCTACTTTACTTTCTCCCCAATCTAGTTGACATATTTTTGTAAAATTAGGTAAATTTTTCTTTCTTAAAGATTCTATAGTCCAGGATTTAGGAATACTTCTAGCACTAACATATCCTTTTGGAATAAAATCTGGGTAATTTTTTAAACCTAAATTAAGCCAAAAATCTCTATTTTTTTGTAATATGGATAGATGAGAAATAATTGTTTTATTTGATAACCATTTTTTTGGTACAGGTACATTAAAATACTTAGCATAATCTTGTTGAAATGTAAATATTACATCATCAATATCTAAAAAAATATTCATATTTTTATTTATTATAATTTAATCTTAGTAATTCATAAAATAATTGTTTCGGGATAATAGCATATTCTCCATAAGAAGTTATATTAGTATTACCTTCTTTTTTTTCCTGAGCATTTCATAAAATACATAAAGGTTTATCTTTGATTCCAACTTCTAAATTTATTTTTTTTATAGAAGGAATATTTTGTGTCTTTTTACATTGAATGTAACAAGGAAGGATATTATCTGGATCAGAGATGTCTATTTTCATATCATCTAATTTTTTTGATTCACTTCTAGATGTACACAAATTTAAATTACTTGTTAATTCCTTTAATTCTTTTACAATTTGACGTTCATAATTAGATCCTTTTACTTTAGAATAGGAAGAACTTCTTTTTTTCTTTTTTACTTCTACTATATTTTCAGAATTTAAAAATATATCTTTTTGTTCATTTTCTATCATTTATTTTGAGTTAAAAACATAAAAATGTTTAGATGATGTTAACGTTACATTATTTATAATTTGGTTCAATTCTTCAATAACTATCCAAAACTGTGAAATACTTATTTTTTTATATAAATCAGAAATATCTTTTGCATACTTTCGTTTAATAAATATACATCTACACGAGTAAATGTTTTTATATTTATTTGCACCTTTTACCCCTGCTAAATCATTATCAAATAAACAAATAAGTTGTTGATATTTAGAATGTAGTTTTTTGTATTGAGCACTATTAATTATTATATTTTCACTGTTAGGAGCAATAGAAGTAATTCCAAATTCAAATAGTAACATTACATCCTTCAATGATTTTGTAATAATAATATATTCTGAGATATTTGGAATTTGTTTTGAACCTTGGAAAATATTAGCATCCCAATTACTCAAAAATCTATATGTTCGCTTAGTAGGAAAATACAATCTCCATAACTCATCTCCTTCACTAGTTTCTCCTCCAAAATAACCAAAAATTGGAATAGAGTCAGAGGAAGATGTAAAATATGTTCCATTTAAAAACACAGATTTAATTGAAAATACATTATATTTAGTTAATGTATTTAAGCTTATTCCAAAAGAATTCCACCATTTAATTTCATTTGATGAAAAATCTTTTACTTCAACTTGAATATTAGCTTTATTACTTTCCTTCATAATAAAACCAGAATATTCTTTTAATGCAACATGTTTATTAATTTTTACATTAGGAATTAAATTAAAATCATTTGCTATTATTTGCAATGCTTTAAAATAACTACATTTAAATATGTATTCAACACATCCTATAAAATCAAAAGTAGGTCCTGCAAAATCTTTATATATTAGAACTGATTTTTTATTTTTGTAAAAAGAACAGGTGGGTTTTTTATCAGATCTAATAATAGAAGGACTGATAAATAACCCTTTTTTTATTGGAATCCCTAAATAAAATTCCATATACTGTTCTTGTGAAAATTTAGCAAGTAAAAATTCTTTGGTTATCTTTGTTGGTATTTCTAATTCATACATTTAATAAATTATTATTCTACAAAGATATTAAAATTTTATTTATAAAATAGGATCAAAATCAAGATTAAAATCCTCATCTGCTGTATCTTTATTGATTTTTTTATCGGCAACAAGAGATGATATTTTAGTAGGAGAAGCACTTTCTTCTTTCTCTATACGTGTTTTTTCATAAGAAGTAAAGGCAATTTTTTCTCCAATAAAATTATTTCTAATGTAAGCTTTTCCTTCTTGGGAAATACTTGCAAAAAATCCAGGAAATTGAGCTTCACCAGTATTCTTTTTTAGTAATTTAATTTTTGTAGTTGTGCCCTTTCCTACATTTAAAATTTTAGATACCAATTCTCTTAGGCCATCCCAATCTTTAGCTCCTAGCTTTTTTGTTCCATTATCTATTTCTTTAGCAATTGATGGATTAATTGCATCAATCATATGTTTAAGTAAAAGCAACATACTTTCATTATTAGCAGGTTGTGGAATAGTTTTTTCTTCTCCTGTTGATTTATCTGTATATTTTGACATACTCCTATCCTTATCTTCAGGTTTAGGTTCAAAAACAGTATGTTCAAATATACCGTCTTCGTTTGAGAATTTTATTTTTAATACTTTATATATTTTATCTGGCTCTTTTACACCTTTAATGTCTTGTATTTCACATCCATCAAAAGTTACGGAATATATATGATTTCCAGATAATCTTGGTTTTGTAGTACTCTGTGATGCCCCTGCTGTAGTTTCAAATGAAAATGAACTCATATTTTTTTTAATTAAAGTGAATAAGTTAACTCATCTATTTCGTAATCACTATCTGATTTTACAATAAGATCTAAATCAAAGTTGTCAGTTTCTTCAACGAGATTATTAATTATATTCTCATCTGTAATTTCTTTATATTCAGAAATAATTGGACAGTTATTAATTAATTCCCAAGAATCATCTCCAAAAGGAGAAATACTAAATCTTTTTCCATATTCTGCCAATACTAGATTTGCCTTTCCTCTATATGTAACTGTGTTTGATTTTGAAATTTTATTTCCAATTTCTTTATCTTTTCTTATTGTTGGAACTAATTTTTTATTACGTTGTTTATATTCAATAATAATTTTGTCTCCAAATTCTAGTTGTAATTTTGATATTACTGCATTATTAAGTACAAGTTTGTTCTCTTCTAATATAATTAGAGGATCTAATGTATTTTCTACACTTTCATCTTTTAATTTTTTTGTAGATTTTCTTTTCTTTTCAATTCCATCTACAACACATTTTAAGCCTGATACAGAATCAGACTCAATATCATAGCTAAATGAGATATTAAATTGCTTTGTCATTAATCTTCATCATTAATATATTTATTTATCGTATCTAATACAAATTGTAAATCATTATCAATTAAAAGATCTTTAAAACATCCCATAGGTGTTTTGCAAGTATCTGTTCCATCAATTGTATTTGTTCTAAATTTGTATACAGGTTTTCCATCTATATCCTGTTCTACATTTGTGTAAAGAAGATATGTAAATAATCCATCAACATTTAATTGAGTATCTAACATTTTGCCATTTGTTTTTAACTTCCATTGAGGATTTATAGAATCTCCTAAATTTTCAATATGAGATAAGAATACAGCTTGCAAATCCGGTCTTAATTTTTCTATACCACTAAGTACTTCATAATAATGCTTAGCAATCTGCGTGGGTTTCTTTTTTTTGTTAATTGTTTTCTTGGAATTAACTAAATTCACAATTAACCCTACACTTTCATGTAGGAATAGACTATATCTTATTTTTTATTTCTTTTTGAGGAGTAGTAATAGCTCTTTCATATGTCCATTGATGTTTATGTATTCTGTTTATCACAGTTTGGTATTTTATATCATAAATACTACACCAATCTTTTAGAGTATGACTTTCTCCATTTAAATTTATTAAACGATTATATGGATCTGTTTTTATAGCTTGTTCAAAAGATAATCCTGATCTTTGAATTCTTGCCCTTAATGTTCCATAATTTATATTAAATTCTTTAGCCCAATCTTTTAAAACTTTAGCTTCTCCATTATAAGTATATACCAAATTAAAACTTCCTCTATTTTTAGATTGAGTTTCCATTGTAGCCCACCTACAATTTTCAGGATAATAACCTTCGTCATTTTTTATCCTATCTAAAGTATATCCGTCTGGACAACTTCCCATATCATTATAAAAATCTTCAAAAGAATTTTTCCATCTATCACAACAAGTGATCCCTCGTAACATATATCTTTCTGCATCAGAAGAATTAATATTAGAAGTTCTTGTTTTCATTGATTTCCAAATAGAATATTCTCTTAAATTTTTTTTATCTTGAATATATTCGTTTTCAATTGATTTATTTAATCTACATTTATTGCATCCACACCCAGAAAGATGATCTGCTGCAATCTGTTCAAAATCTCCATGAATAGGACAAGTTATAATTACTTTTTGTTTATTTCCTGAATAAACAGTTTTATTATAATTAAATTTGTTATTATGAACTGTTATAGATTTTTTTATAAAATCTTCTGTAGTAATTTTTACATTTCCAGAACAACTTGGACATCCATCTCCTCTCATATGAGAATTTGGTAATTGAGTAAATTCTCCATGTTCAGGACAAATAATTATTACTTTAGTTTTAGAATTAATATATTCTACTTTGGAATAATCAAAATATATTCCATGTTTGATTTGTGATTTTTCAATAAATTCGTTTAATGTTAATTTTTTCATTAGCTACTTTGTTAAATTATTATTTACAAATATAGCTATTTCCAAAATAAAAAATTCTACCATTTCCATAAAAAGTTAGTTATTCTTTTTATGTACTCCCCAACAACGGGGATAGTCGTTGAACGTTTCACCTAATATTTAATATTAGGAGACTTCGCTGCTGATTGCCCAATTCTTTTTATTTTCAAACATTCAAGCTTATTCTTACGAATTACTTTGTAGTTAAAAAGACTCTAAGGGTATTCCAGCAATTAGATAGATAGGGACAAAAGTTCATCCCAGCCCTTTTCTTCAGCTCGTTCCATAGCTTCAAAACTCATTAAATAGTTTGCCAATTTGTTATCGTAAAGACTTTTTATTCTTTACTTCTGGGAGTTTTCTCCTTATTTTTTTATTCTGATTTATTCATCAGACAGTTCAGACTATCTCTTTAATCATATTATTAAATATGACAGTGTCCCGCTTTCGTGGAGGATTTTATAGCATCAGCTTAACCTGTTACACATCACCTCTAGTCGTTAGGCATTTAATATTATTTCTAATATATTTAGCACGGGATTAGCAGTTAAGCTTTCCCCGTTTAACGGAATTTAAAGACAACACTTATAATTCATTGAATTACAATCATTATATTTTTGTAAAATTTTAATCATTATATCATTTGATTCATGTTTAAGATATAATGTATTATCCTTTTTTATATTAAATTTTAAATTTAACTTCTCTGAAAGAAATATACAAAATTCTTCTAAATTTTCTTTAGAAAAACATTGAGTATTTAAAATATAACTATTACTACTTATATCATAAGATCCATCATCCATCATTAAACAATACATACTTAATTCATCAAAATACATCTTAATAAAATCAATAGGAATTATTTTTATATTATTAATATAAAATTTTTCTCTTATTTCACATAAACATTTCATATTTTTACCTATGCAATGCATAAAAGTTTCATCTTTACTATAAGAGTGATTATTATACTTATATTCATTATATGATGAAATTAATTTTTTTAATTTTTCACATTTCCAAATAAAATATTCTTTTTGTGCAATACAATGTGTAAATGACAAACTTGGAAATTTGCATTTATTATGAGTATATCTTACACAACTATCACCTAATAAAGTTCCAAATAAAATAGATTTTTCATAATTGGTTAATTCAATTATTTCTCTTGGTTTATTTGGCGATAAGTTTAATTGATTTCGTCTATATGTTGCAAATGAATTTATTGAATAATTTAGTTCTATTGCAATTTCTTTATCAGTTTTTCCTTCAGAATATAATTCTAAAATTTTTTCTTTATTGTATTTTGTTTTACTCATTTTTTACTTAATATTTAATTAAGTACAAAGATAATAAAAATATTTTATATAATATAATATTTAGTGATCTTATTTATAAATTAGTTTAATAATATATAAATTCAATAAATTATGTTTTCTATTTATCGTCTATAATAAGTTGTTTTATTTTAGGCATTTTAAATGAAACAATGTTTAATACTTGTATTATGTCATGATAATTCTTTGAGTTATATAAGTTGCCTACATAATTGTTTTCTACTTTTTTTAACAATGTAAATTTCTTTTTAAATCCTTTAAAAGGAAGATCTTTACCTGTTACACTAATTATAAATGTTTCTTCAGGTCTCAAATTTCTTAAAGAAGAAGATTTACCTGAGCCAGAATTCCCACCTATAGCTATTAAATTTGCCATTATTTAAAGTTTAAATATGTCATTGTTATTTATAATCTCATTATTCTTATGTTTTAAATCTAAATAAGTATTATAATCTGAAATTTGATCTGGTTTTGGTAACTCTATAAACCTGTTAATCTCACCATGAAAGATTGATCCAATGTTAACATTAGATTGCCCATAACGATTTTTTATAACTTCTATAAGAATGAACCTAGATTTTAATACATTTACTATATTATATCCTTCACATCTTGCTATTTTTTCTCTATAAGGACTATATAATGCTATTACTACTTCTGATGCATCTGTAGTTCCTGAAGAATCTTTAAAATCTTGTAATCCAACTAATTCATATCCATTTGTTTTTCTATCTATAGAAGAAACCCCTCTATTTAATTGCTGAACAAATATTCCAGTTATATTACATTTATTTCTAAAATATATTAAATATTTTGCAACCGTGTCTATATTTTCTTTAGTATTAGTTCCAGAAATTAAACTTACGTGATCAATAATAATAACTTTATATTCCTCAGAATTATTTGCAATATAATCTTCTTTATGTTCAGATATATCAACAAATTCTCCGGATGTTCTTAACCAATCTTTACAAGTTCCATAAATTCCATCTGGTTTTAGTGGTTTATCGTAAATAATTAGTTTTTCTCCAACTGAAATTAACCAGTTTTTGGATTTATAAATTAATTCTTCATGTTCTAAGGAAAGTGGTTTACTTAATGAAAGAATATCCTCAAAAGTTACTACTTCATCAAAAGTATCATAAATATACCTAGATAGTATTTTTGCCAAGAGTACTTCTTTTGACATTTCAAAAGAATAAATTAACAGGGATATTGGAGTAGTGTTAGCATTTTTTATTAGATTGTATATGAATATATCTAATACAAAAGATGTTTTACCAACTCCACTGCTGGCTCCAATTGTATATAGGTATCCTTTTTGTATACCATATAAGACAGTATCTAATTTCTTCATTCCTGTGCTTATACCAATATTTTTTCCAGATTTTCCCTTTTCTATTAATGTGAATAAGTTTTTTATATTCATTAGAGTAATTCAGAATTATTATAACCATTAACATTCCCACTATCTCTAATATATTCTAACTCATCCCATTTATGAGACGCAATAAATTCTAAACTTTGTATTCTATTTAAGACGCAACTCTTAAATACGTTCTCTAATGAACTGCTACACATTACTATGCAGAATAGACTATATCACCTTCCTTTATTGGAAGCTCCCCATTTCCATTACCATTAGCTTGTAATGTACTCTCTTTCGAGATAGTCGTTGAACCTT